ATTCCAGTTGGGGAAAAGGTGCAAACTTCTGTAAAACGTGATCCGATGGGAGACATGATTGCGAAGATATTTGATCTGCGAGAAGAGATTTCAGAAATGATATCTGAATTTTTACAAAAAAGACAAGAAATAGTCCGAACTATAGAACAGGTTGAAGACCCATTACTATATGACATATTATTTAAGCACTATGTTGAGTACAAATCTTTGGTTCGCATTGCAGATGAGATGGGTTATTCAGAGATTCACATTAAAAAAAAGCATTTAAAAGCCATAGCAGAAATAAAAAAGATAAAAGGTTTCGAAAGATGATACCGAAGTATACTGAAAGATACTTTTAATATGTGTAGAATATAAAGTAGAGCATTGGATTAAAACATCCAGTGCTTTTTATTTTGTAGAAAGGATGGTTCGGCTTTGAGAAATACAATGAATTTTGTAGATTTATGCCGAGGTGATTTCGGGCGAAAAGTAGCCTACACAGGCGTTGACCGAATCACTCCGCAAAATGTAGTAAAAGTAGTATCAGATACAATTGGCATACATAATAGAAATCGAACATTGATTGATTACTTGTATCGGTACATGAAAGGCGATCAGCCGATATTATACCGAAACAAAATAGTCCGTCCAGAAGTCAATAACAGAGTGGTTGAAAATCACGCATTTGAAACTGTAAAATTTAAAGCTGGACAGATTTGCGGGGAACCAATCCAATATGTATGTAAAAAGAAAAATGCAGACAAAAAAATAAATGAGCAAGTTGATTTGCTGAATGATTATCTGGATGAAGCCAATGCAGATGCAAGAAACATCCAGAGAGCAATATACCAAAGTGCAACAGGAACTTCTTATAAGGCTAT